AAAGATTACTCTCGAACACGACGAAGGCTCGCCGTAAGGCGGACCTCGAGTGCGACGGATCAGTCCAAGGATGTGAAGGTAGTTTTGCCAACTACCCGTGGTACCGACCCGAATACCGCGCCCAGAGCCACCCCCCATCCCGCCTTTGGCAGGAGGGAGAGGAACGGCTCCGCGAGGGGGACCTTGGCAGGTCCCCCTCGCAGGGGAGGCAACGGTAGTACGGAGGATTCTCACCCTCCGCGCGCACTGTTGTCTACAGCTGCACAATCTGTGTTGTCTGCAATGGGACCTGAGCCTCGTTCCCGGCTGGCCGCCGGGATCGAGGCTCTTACTCTTGCATTAGCCACGTCTGATAAGGACTCTCACACTGTTTTGGTCGCATCCCGTAAGGTTTGCTCCCATGTGGTGTTCCGGGCCCAACACGAAGGTGTTGAGCACGGTTTGATGGTCCTGGGTTCTTGGGCATCCCGCTCTCGCGAGATGTTCTTGAACGGTCAGACTAATGTTTCGAGTATTCCCGCGCTACGCTACTTATCGGCTGAGGGCCGTCATGGTTCGGACTTATTGCTCGCGCAATTTTCCTACCTAAAACGTGCCCTTCCAGTCGCTTCCGAGAGAAAGGTTCGCACCTCTCTCGTGGAGCATAAGCAGCGCCTGCTCAACCCCCTGAAGGTCCCTCCTGAGGTTTGCGAAAACTTCAAGAGGTTCTGTGCCTTCTGGGCTCACCAACGGTTACCGGCTAAGCCGGAACCTTTTGGTGTGACCGGGTTGAGTGCCTCGGCCTGTGTCACCCATTCTGTGAAGAATGGGGGGCACATCTCGAGGGCGCGTGAGATCCTGGAGAACCTTGGGTATATTGAGCCGCCAACCAGAAGGCCAGGCCTGCTTCCGCAGGAATGGTGGTCTGGCTGGAGCCGTGAGAGATTACTCTCCCACTGCCGTGCTCTTTATTCCTCTAGTTCTCCCCCACTTCCTTCTGCAGTGGCGGTCGTGGTTCGCGAACGCGGGCTTAAAGCTCGTATCGTGACCAAGATCGACACGGAATCTTGCCTATTGGGCCATCAAGCTCGCTTGAGGCTCAAGTTCGGTCTGAAGAGGACCCCTGAGGTCGAAGCGGTTCTCCGCGGTGACCACAAGGAGTTCCTTGGCGCCCTAAAGGGTTGCCAGGGGTTTATCCTTTCTTCGGACCTTACGGCAGCATCGGACCTTCTTCCCCTGGACCTTGTGGGGTCTGGGGTTGAGGGTCTCTTGCTGTCTGGCAGGTTCCTCCCCGATGAGGCCTTGGGGCTTCGTCTTACGACGGGCCCCTTTCAGGTCTCTTGGGGATCGTTGGGTAGTGGGACATTGCAGTGCGGTATCTTGATGGGTGCTCCCCCTACTTGGGGGCTTCTTTGCCTTGTCCACCTTTTCTGGTTAGACGCGGCTCAGAGCCTCGCTCGTGGCTTCGTGAAGGCTCGGATTTGTGGTGACGACTTAGTCGCCGCCATGACCCTTGCTCAGCGGAGAGCCTACGAGGACAGGGTTTCCGTTTGCCACGGAATCCTGTCAAAGGGGAAGCATTCCTATCATCGTACCCATGGTGTGTTCCTCGAACAATTATTTAAAGCAGATCGGGAATTCAAGTCCTCTATTCTCCGGCCCTGTGGAAGCGTTAGCTTCGATGGGCAGGTTGTTCTAAGACTTGATGAAATAGTTTCCCTCCACCTCCTTCGTACTCTGCCCCTTCGGCCGTTTGTATTACTACAGACGTCCGTGGAGGCAGGGCGTCGACAGGTCTCGAAAGGGACCTTGCCTACGCCCCTCGCGATTGGTAGTGTTTCGGATGGCCTTGTTAGAGCCGGCTTTCCAGCCGACCTTATCGGGCGAGCGACCTGGGCCTTGTGGCCCGGTCTCCCCGGCTTCTTTAGGAAGCTTGGGGTCCCTCCGTTCCTACCGTCGTGCTTGGGGGGTGGTGGTTTACTGTGTCTCCCTGAGGGCTGGGACCTCAGCATACGCAAGTTTTCACGACTTGTGCGTGCCTCGGTAACAGCCCTTTGCTGCGGTAATGGTGATGTTTCCTTTATGGATCTCACTCATTTGCCTCCTCCTTTGCTAGTAATGGCATTAGAGGAAGCAGGTGAGCTCTTGCCTAGACACCCTCATCGGGTGTCCGGGCGGGAGCCACCGCCGTGGCTTGGGCGGATTGCGTGGCACGATATGGGGGTCCTTCCGGACTTCCGTATCGTTGCGGCAATTTCCGCTCAGGAGAATTATCTGCTTCAGATGCCTATGGAATTCCTTGGAAAACCCTTACGGGTCTCCATCGGTTCCTGGGCCCAGCATGTCCACCGTAAGAGACTTGCGTTAGCAAGGCTCTCCTGGTGGGCAGCGGTCAATCGGTCCAACTTCTCGCTCTTTCGAGCTGTGAAGAAGTGCCTAAATTGGCCGCATGTCTGGTTACCCGGTTCGCCGGATCCGGACTTTCCTGGTATTTATGGGATTCCCATGTACATAGATTGTGCAGCTGTG